CACGATCGCCGCCAACACGCTCGAAGAGATCGACCTGCGGGCAATCACGCAGACCACGCTCGGCGTCACCGTCAATTACGACTTCCGCCAGCTGCGGCTGGTGCGCGTCGTCAACACCGAGACAACGAGCGGCCGCAAGATCCGCGTCGGCTGCGATCCGGGCCGTCCCAGCGTCGCCTACGCGTCCGAGATCGGACCAGGCTCGGAGTGGTTCACGATCAACCACATTGACGCTTGGCCGGTCACGTCGACTAACCAGCTCATGTACATCGCCAATCCCAACGCCGCGGCCGTGAGCTACTCGCTCTGGCTCGTCGGCACCTCCGTGGCACCCACCTGATGCCGCCCGTCCTCACCATCACCGGGCAGCTGCGTCTCGCGGCGTCATGGGTCGACGACCTGACGCTGACGACTGTCACCGACTCCGCGTCGGTGCTGCAGACGCTGTCGCTCGCCAACGGCACCGGCGCCGGCCAAGTCAACGGCTACTGGCGGCACGTGCGCACCGTCGGCATCTCCGCCACCGACACGATCGACACGACGGCGCTGCCGCTGTCGGTCTTTGGAACGGCCGGCACGCTCAACTTGGCGAGCGTCAAGCTGATCTACGTCCGCAACCAATCGGCGACGGTCACGCTGACCTACGACATCGCGGGCACCAACTGCGGGCTGCCGCCGGGTGCGGTGTTTCTGTGGACCGCCGGCACGGCGCCGACCAACAAGTGGTTCGACAGCGGCAACATCGTGATCGAAGGCGGATCGGCGTCCGCCACGTACGAGATCGTCCTGGCAGGAGTCAAGGCATGATCAGCGATGCACCGGTAATGGCCGCAGGCGGCGAGGCCACGCTGATGGCGCAGGTCGCCGCGTTCCTTGAGGTCGCCAAGGCCAAGGCCGCCGGCGGCATCACGTGGGCCGAGTTTGGCGAGCTGCTAATTGCGCTCCTGCGGCTGTCCGTCGAGACGCTCGACGCCGTGCTCGGCATGAGCGGTGCCGAGAAAAAGGCGGCGGTCCTCGAGGCCGTGGCCGCGCTCTTCGACCAGCTGGCGGACAAGGCCGTCCCGGTCGTCGTCTGGCCTGTCTGGATCCTCGCCCGACCAGCCATCCGAGCGCTCGTGCTGGCGCTCGCCAGCGGTGCCATCGAGATCGTCCTACCGCTCACGAGGGCCGCTGAATGATGCCGCTTCTGCTCGTCGCCGTGGCCGCCGTCGCGCTCGCCTGGCCGTGGATTCAGGCCCACTACCACGAGTGGCGGTGGCCGCAGCTCGACAGCCGCCACCTAGCCGCAGCCGCGCTCGTCGCGGCAGCCGCGTGGTCGTACGTCGCCAGCTCGCCGGCCACGCCGGCGCCGGCCCCTGCCCCGGACCCGGCGGCGTTCACGCTGCGCGGCAAGTTTGTGGGTCCGGATGCCGCCCGGGACGCGGCGCTCGTCGCCGCCCTGTGCACCGAGCTGGCCAACGAGATCGAGTGGGACGCGAGCCAGCCGGAGCCGCTCATCAGAACCGGCGTGGCGTTCGACGAGCTGCGTGTCCGCAGCCGCGTCCTCCTGTGCCGTGGCGAGTCGCTGGGGGCCAAACACCCGTTGGCTCGTCAGGCCATCGAGGACTACCTCAACACCGTCGCAGGGACCGCAGGAGGCCCGCTTACGCCCGAGCAGAAGGCCAAGTGGATCTCGGCATACCGTGAGGTCGCCCGGGCCGCGGAGGCCGCCAGGTGAGCGCACCCAAGCATCCGTGGCGCCTCGTGGCGGCTGCGGCACTGGTCGTCTGGCTCGCGTTCTCATTCTGGTGGGCGGCCGGCGAGGTGCGGCAGCCGGCGATCCTGACCGGCTACGTGCCGGACCCCGAGGGCGTCGCCCGGTTCCTTGAGGAGCTGCCCGAGCCCTACTTCGCCCAGGCCGGCGCCGACGCCATGCGTCAGGCCGTGCCGGTCGACACGTTTCTGTACCGGCAGATGGACAAGGCGCACCGCGCCCGGTACGGCACGCCGTTCGTCGTGGGCCGCCAAGGCATCGGCGACTGCGTGTCGTGGGGCGCCATGCACGCCGTGTACTGCGCCGAGGCCGTGGACTGGGCGACGGGCAAGCTGGCCGAGCCGCCCAAGATGCCGGCGAGCGAGGCGATCTACGGCGGTGCACGGGTCGAGGCTCGCGGCCGCGACGGCTCCGGGCGATCGCCGGTCGGTGGCTGGAGCGACGGTGCCACCGGATGGGGCGCGGCGCGGTGGCTGCGTGACTGGGGCGTGGTGTACCGCGAGGACGTGCTGGGGCACGACCTGCGGGCGTACGACAAGAACCGCGCGAAGTCGTGGGGCGCGTACGGGTGCGGCGGCCAGGGCGACGACGGCAAGCTCGACGCGCGGGCCAAGCGGCATCCCTGCCGGCACGTGGTGGCCGTGAAGACGTGGGACGAGCTGGTCGCCGCTGTGACCTCGGGCTACCCGGTGACCATCGCCAGCTCGGTCGGCTTCAACTCAGGCAACCGCGACGCCGACGGCTTCTGTGCCGCGTCCGGCACGTGGATGCACCAGATGTGCGTGATCGGCGTGCGGTTCGGCAATCGCACGGGCGGCCTGGTCTGCAACTCGTGGGGCAATTACGTCGGCGGTGGGAAATTCCCACCGGACCAGCCAGACGGCACGTTCTGGGCTGAGAAGTCGGCCGTCCAGCGAATTCTCGCGCAGGGTGACTCCTACGCGATTGGCAGCGTCGACGGTTTTGCCTACCGACAGATCGACAACGGCGACTGGTTCCAGCCTCCACCACAGGGTGACCAATGACAGACCGAAACAGACTCGTGGCCATGGTCGTGATCGCCGTGGCCGTTGGCTGGTACGCCGGCTCCGGTGCGTCCCGTGAGCCCAAGCCGCTCGAGGACCGCCCGGTGCTGCGGTGGATCGCCCGGGCGGCCAAGTCGCTCCTGTGGGTGGCCGTGTTCGTCGAGGAGCCGCCGGCACAGCACGCCGAAATCCGCTCGCACATCGGCTCAGACGGATACGTGGCGGTCGATCACGGACGAGGGTGGTGACACATGTGGCGCTGGATCATCTGGTTCCTCACGTGGCTCTCCGCCGACCCGGCCGACATCGGCCGCGAGTCGGCTCGCGCGGCTGCGTCGATCGCCGCGGCACGCGCCACGATGGTCACGTCGCCCGATGTGCCGCCCGACCCGGCTCCGCCGGACGGCAAGTGCTGCAGCGACTGCGGCGGCACCGGCGTGATCGTGCACGGCGACGGGCACAAGACGCCATGCCCGTGCCCGGCCTCGTGCAGCTGCAAGCGGCCACGAGCGCCGATGCCTGCGGCGTCGCCCACGCCTGGCAAGCCGGCCACGCCATGATGCTGGAGGCTCCCGTGGGCGACGTCGCCGGCATGGACCTGACCTGGCTGCGGGCGGAGGTACGGCACCGCGTCGGCGGGCCTGCGCTGCAGCTGCCGGACGAGGTGGCCGCGATCGTCGACGCCACGCTCGTGCACTGGCCCGAGCGCCACATGGCCGACCTGGCCAGGCGGGCGGAGGCGGCGGGCGCCGGCCGCGAGGCCCTGGATGCGATAGGCGTAATCTCTGCGAAAGTCCGCGAGGTTTTGGAGTTGCGGTGCGAGACCGAGGAGCAGGGTGAGGCCGTCAACCTGATCGTGCTGGCCTGCGTCGTCGAGGTGGCAAACCTGTGGTTTGCGTCCACCGAGCACCGGATCGGCATCCGCCGGCTGGCGTTTCAGGTGAGGACGCGGGCGGCCTAGAACGCTCCGCCGGCCGACAGGATGCGAGCGACGAGCAGCAAAAGCTCGAGCCAGACTGTAATCGACATGGTAGCCCTCCTTGGCTGTGGTGTTGTCAGGTGACAACACACTCATCGGCCGTTGTCACGTGACAACTTGAGCGCGTCCGCTCGGTGCACGAAGAGCAGGCCGTCGATGACCACCGACCGCACCCGGCCGTCCTCAGCCAGCCGCCGCATCCACTGCCGCGACACGCCGGCCAGCTCGGCGGCGTGGGTGCAGGTGACGTAGTCTTCGGTGTCGATCCGCATGGCGGCAGTCTGCCGGCCGCGCCCGGCGTCGTCCACTTACCCCGTTTTGGCCGGCGGATCGGGCTCCGGCCGAAACACCCGCGGCATGGCCTGCCACGCCTTTGGCCGGCCGGCCTCCACCACGCGCGGGTCGAGGTAGGACCTTCGCGTGATCCGGTCCGACGAGTGGCCGAGGAATGCCGTGGCGTCGAAGCCCGCGGCGGCCAGGTGCGACGCCGTCGACCGGCGCAGGGCGTGGAACTGCACGTCACGGCCGTCGCCGAGGCCGGCGCGCCTCGTGAGCGTTTTCCAACGTTTGCGGAGCGCCGTGCCGCTGGCCACCCAGAAGAACACCGTCGGACCGGTGTGAGCCGCCACGCGGTCGACCAGGTCCGAGGCCTCGGGCGACAGCTCGTAGACACGCTCCTGACGGCCGCCCTTGCGGACGTGGGCCGGCACGGTCAGCGTGGGCCGTCGCCAGCAGCTGCGTGGCGTCGACATGATGGCGTTGATGCGCTCGCCTGTTTCCAAGGCCACGGCGACGAGGGCTGGAAAGAAGACCGACGCCGGTACCGGGCCGACCCAGCCGCTCGCCTGCCGGGCGGCCTCTGCCAGACGCGTCAGCTCGTCTGTCGTGAACGCTCGCGGCGTCGCCTGCGGCACCAGCTCGGGGGACACCGACGGCCGTAGCCGCACGAGCCCGCGGCCCTGGGCGAGGTTCCACAGGGCCAAGAGCCCCGACCGCTCGCGGGCCACGCTGTTGGGCGACAGCCGCTGGCCGCGGTGCGTGAGGAACTGGCTGACGGTTAGGTCCTCGAGGTCGTCGAGGACGGCCGGCCTGCCGAGCCACCGGGAAAACTGCGTGATGGCGTGCCGCAGCAGGCGGACACTTTCCTGCGAGCGGCCGCGCAGACGGAGCGGAACGTAGATCGTGTCGAGCAGCGTGGTGAGTGTCATGGTGCGTGATCCTCCACAGTAGGGATAGTTCACGCGTCCGTGCGAAAAGCTCCGTCCATGGGTGGGTAGCCGGTTTTTCTGATCGTGCGGGTCGGCCGGGTTGTGCCGAGGTCAGTCCTGTCCCCGCCACTTACAAACGTTGCAATCCGGAGGGGATTGCAACCCTGTCCCCGGTAGACCCACTGGAACCATCGGGACCTACGCCACGGAAGGCAAAGCGCTCATGGCCGCACCAGCGTCTACCTCGCTCCGCGAACGGCACGCCGGCGGCCGTCCGCCAGAAATCACCACCCTGACGCCGTTCGGACGCGTGCTTGATCCGATCCTGCGGCGCCTTCAGTGGAACGTCTACCACCTGGGCGAGGCCACCGGCCTGCTCCCGAGGACGCTGTGGTGGTGGATGAAGAAAGCGAAAAAGTGGCCGCCTGGCGACAAGGTCGCCATCATCTCCGCGGCCGTCGGCCAGCCAATCGAGCCGCCGAAAACACGCAAAGCTCGCTAAAAAGCGGCTATCTGCGATTCACGATAACTCGGCCTTGACGAGTTATCGTGACTTCTGCATAACCTCCCCCCGTCACGCCACGACGGCGTGCGGCGGAGGGATACGCCATGCCGACCGGTGTTGCCGATGGGCCACGGATTCGCGCACGTCACGGATACGCAGCTGCTCGAGTGGGCGGCGGATATGCCCTTGGAGCGCATCGCCGCAATTACGGCGTCGACTACCTCGTTGATCTCGCGCCGGCTACGGGCGCTCGGCTGGACGGACCCTCGGCCAGGCCCCAAGGACCCGGACGAGGCGACCATACGCCAGCGGTCGTTGGAGGTGCAGTCGCGCTGGTCCGAGCAGGAGCGGCGCAGGAGAGCCGGGCTGCGGCGAGCGAGCGTAACCGTCGTACACGCATCCGATCTCGGGCTTGCCAACTTCTCGTGACGTGGCTGCACCGCGTGGCGCGCTGCCACGCGCATCTGTGCGCCATCGTGCGGCTCTACGGCGACCCGTCGAAGGCTGGCGGGCAGTCCAACGCTGGCGAGACGTACCAGGCCCGCGCGGCTCGCGGCGACCGGACGCTGCTCTACGACGCGCTCACGGTGACGATCGACGAGTTGATCGAGGTGCGCGACGAGATCGGCGCGACCATGGACGCCGCGGAGCCGACGACGGCCGCGCCGGGCACACCAGACAAGGTCGAGGAGATGTGTCGTCGCGCGGAGCGCGGCGAGTCACTCTTCGTCGATGGCGATACGCAGGGACGCGAGGTCGGCGACGGATCGCTGGCCTGATCACGGATGGTTTTGTTTGCGGTCGGTCGTGACGGAGTGCGGCCGGCCGCACCAAGGAGGGCTACGTGCTAGTGCTCACGCGAGCGGAGGGCGAGCGTGTCGTCGTGCCGTATGCACGGATGGAGATCGTGGTGCAGGAGATCAGGGGCAATGTCGTCCGCCTGGCGTTCAGAGCGCCACAGCGTGTCGACATCTTCCGCGGCGAGGTTTTCGATCGGATCGCGATGGACCAATGGGACGAAGACGAACCAACTCAAGAGGAGGACGTGAAGTGAAGATCGTGAAAGGACGACAGAAGCGGCCGACAAAGACGGTGCTCTACGGTGTGGAGTCGATCGGCAAGACGACGCTGGCATCGCAATGGCCGCGCCCGCTTTTCCTCGACGTCGAGGACGGAACGGCCAACTTCGACGTTGAGCGTGTGCGGTGCAAAGACTGGGAGTCACTCAAGGCGGCCGTCACGGAGCTGGCGGTCGACAACCCTGATGGCTACCAGACCGTCGTCATCGACAGCATCGACTGGGCCGAGAGTTTGTGCGGCAAGTGGCAGTGCAAGAAGGACGGCAAGTCGTCGCTGGAAGACTACTCATACGGCAAGGGCATCGTGATCCTCGCGGAACACATGGCCCGGTTCGTGGAGAACCTCGACAACCTACATGCGGCAGGCCTGCACGTGGTGCTCATTGGTCACAGCGACGTCAAGCGGTTCTCTCCGCCTGACCAGACCGACGGCTACGACAGGTACGAGCTGCGTCTGCAAAAGCGGGTGGTGTCGCTGTTCAAGGAATGGTGCGACGCGCTGCTGTTCTGCAACTTCCGGACCCGCGTGGTCGAGGGCACCGACGGCCGCAAAAAGGCAATCGGCGGCAAGGAGCGGATCATCCACGCGGAAAGGTCAGCATCGTGGGACGCCAAGAACCGTTTTGGCCTCGACGAGCAGCTGCCCATGACGATCGACGCGCTCGCCCCGCTGTTCACCGGCACCGGGGCCAGACCGATCGACACCGAGCTGTACGACCAGGTGGTGCGGTACATCGCCGAGGCCAAGAGCGTGCGGACGCTCGGCAAGATTTCTGACCGCATCGACGCACTGCTCTCGGACGGCCAACTGACGGCCGAGCAGGGCGAGGCTTTGACAGTTCTGGTCAAGGAGCGGCACGACGCCATCGAGCCGCAGGGGGTGACCGATGGCGTGGCATGACGTGCCGCCGTGGACCGCCAAGCGGGCCGAGTCGGAGGAGCTGATGCAGCAGGTGGCCGAGGTGGTGCGGCGGTGGCACGTCCGCCGAATCTCGGGCACGAAGGCTGTCGAGCATGTGCGGGAGCTGCTGGAGCCGCTCCGCGTCAGGGTGGGGAAAGCACACGAGCCGGAGGTGAAGTCATGAGATTCGATGAATGGC